CGTTGTGGGCGACCCTGCAACCCCGAGCCCCCGTGACATGGTCATGATCGGCCTGACCGAGAACGACGACACAGGCGATGCGGAAGTCATCCCGACCCAGGCTGACCTGCAAGCGTACCTGGCCGCTGTAGGCGCAAACTGGACACAGCCTGACCCGGCCCAGCCCGGCAACCTGGACGCCACCATCCCATTTGACCCAGTGGCCTCAGCGCAGTGGGTTTGGGATCGTAAAGTGGCCCTCGACGCCGCAGGCTGATTGTGAAAGACTGGGCCGTCAGTTTCATCGCTGCGGTCCTTATTATTGGGCTCGTCGTTTGGTGCGCCTATATTGTCATCCCGCTGTTGAGGTGAAGTATGTTGGCGGAAATTGCAGCAGCGAATGCAGCCTTCGCAGTAATAAAAGGCGCACTGGCAAACGGCAAGGAACTGCACCAGCTAGGCTCACGGGTCTTTGACTACTTTGACAACAAGGCCAAGATTCAGGAGAGCGTCACCAAAAAAGGTGGCGGCTCTGACCTTGAAGAGTTCATGGCGTTGGAGCGGCTTAAGCAGCAGGAAGAAGAGCTGCGTGAGCGCATGGTCTACGCTGGCCGTCCAGGAATGTGGGGCGATTGGCAGAAGTTCCAAGCCCAAGCTGCCCGCAAACGCAGGGAAGATGCCGAAGCAGCAGCCAGAGAAAAAAAGCGCAGAGCAGAGAGGTTGGCCCAGTTGATTGAGTACATCGCCATTGGCATGGCGTCCGTGGTCTTGGCGGGATTGATTATTTACGGCATCGTGATTTACTTCAAATACATTCGATGAGCGACAAGCCAGAGTCCGTCATTGACAAGGTGTTGACCTATGTGGACAGCCCGTTTAAGCTGTTTGCCATCATTTTGATGGGCGTGCTGGCGTTCTCGGGATACTTTCTGTGGCAGAACCAGGAGTTTATGCGGGACGCCTACAAGGAGTCCAAGAAGCTGCCGGAGATCAACACTGCTAGGACCGACGATGCGTCTGCTATGTTGTTCAAAAAGACTGGAGCCACGGTGGTGGCGGTCTTTAAGGTCAACCCGCTGTTTGGCAGCAGGGTGCTGTACAAGGCGTACACCAAGGACGGTCGGGACAAGTCGGTCGAAGACATTGATGTCGGCCTGTTTAGTCAGAATTCGGCCAACAACTCTGACGTGGTGCGGCTGATGACCAACGAGATTCCCTGCGGGGAATATCGCTACGCGCAGTCAGAGGTAGGGCTGTGGTACTTAGAGAAGGGTGTGGGCTACACCTGCCGGGTGAGCGTGCCCCCAGACAGCCACAGGTTTGTCGGACAGATTACGGTGGGCTGGGCACAGCAGCCCACGGACATCGAGCAAGTTAAATTTATGCTGGACATTGCCAGCGCCATGCTAACCAAAAGGGGAAATTGATGCTTTCACTATTTTCAACTCTTGGGGGTCTGCTGATCTCCGGCCTGCCCAAGCTGCTGGAGTACTTCCAGAATAAAGCCGACCAGAAACACGAGTTGGCGCTAGCCGCTGTCCAGACCGAGCGTGAATTGGCTTTGGCTGCTGCTGGTTTTGCCGCTCAAGCCAAGGTAGAGGAAATCCGCACCGAGCAGGTGGCAATGGAGACCGATGCACGGATGACCGAAGCAGCGCTGGCACACGATGCCAAGGTGCTTGAGAAGGCCAGCAAGTGGGTGTCCAACTATGTGGGCACTGTGCGCCCCACAGTCACCTACATTTTTGTCTTTGAGCTGGTGGCAATCAACGCCTTCATGGCTTGGTATCTGTACCAGCACCCAGGCTTGGTCACCAGTGTTGATGACGTAATTCGTTACTCTGATCTGATCTTCTCCAGCGACGAGATGGCCATGCTCGGCGGCATCATCGGGTTCTGGTTTGGTAGCCGCCAGTGGAGCAAAAAGTGAAACTAAGCAGGGCAGGTGAAGACCTGATGCACCGGTTCGAGGGCTTTCGCTCTCGGCCCTACCTTTGCCCAGCGCACATCTGGACGATTGGCTACGGCCACGTTCTGTACCAAGAGCAGATCAGACTGCCTGTGGTGCGGGTAGAGGGCAAGGAAACGCCCATGATCCGCAAAGAAATGCCATTGAAACCGGAGGACAACCGTGTCTGGACGAAAACGGAGATCGACGAACTATTCCGCACTGACGTCGGAACTTTTGAACGGGGTGTTCTTCGTCTTGTTCCCGGTGTGGTTGGGCGTCAAGGCTCTTTCGACGCTCTTGTCTCTATTTCCTTTAACTTTGGGTTAGGCAACCTCCAGCGCAGCACCATCCGTATGCGTGCCAACCGGGGTGACTGGGACGGTGCAGCAGAGGCATTCCGTGTTTGGACCAAGGGGGGTGGCAAAGTCCTGCCTGGCCTGGTCAAGCGCCGAGAAGCCGAGATTGCGCTGTTCCTGAGTTAAGTGCGAAAATGTCGCAACGCTGAGGTACCACATGCCACTTTCCAAGATACTGTTCAAGCCCGGAGTCAACCGGGAAAACACACGGTACACCACCGAAGGGGGTTGGTACGAGTGTGACAAGATTCGTTTTCGCCAGGGCACGCCAGAAAAGATTGGCGGCTGGGTCCAGTACTCCTCAAACACCTTCACAGGCATCTGCCGTTCATTGTGGAATTGGGTCACCCTGGACAACGTCGACCTGTTGGGCGTGGGCACCAATCTCAAATACTACGTCAACCGAGGGGGCGCGTTTTATGACATCACCCCTATTCGTAGCACAGTCACCCTGACCAACCCTTTCAGCGTGGCAAGCGCTGGAACTTCCACAGTCAACGTAGTAGACGTCGACCATGGATGTACCGATGAAAGCACGGTCACGTTCAGCGGTGCGGGAATCACGGGACTTGGCGGAAACATCACGGCTGCCAAACTGACTGGCACTTTCCAGATTGCCTTGATTGACGACGACAACTACACCATCACCGTTGACGCAGTAAGCAACGCCACGGACGTTTCTGGTTCCCCGGGCGGCGGCACAGTGGTTACGCAGTACCAAGTCAATGCAGGGCCAGCTTTTCAGATTCCATACAACGGCTGGGGCGCAGGTCCGTGGGGCGCGGGCACTTGGGGCAATGGCGTTCCTGATGTCAATGCTCTGCAGTTGTGGAACGCCAAGAACTTTGGCCAAGACTTGGTCTATGGCGCGCGAGGCCAGGGCGTGTACTACTGGAACGCGAACAAGGAGTTGAGCCCTGTCCAGATCACAATCTCAATTGCTGCTCCTGGTGTTATCTCTCTTCCAGCAGGGTTCAACTTTCCAGATGGCACACTAATCCAGTTCGAGTCCACTGGCGCGCTGCCCACGGGCCTGGCTGTTGGCGTCACTTACTTTGTCCGCGACTCTGTGGGCACAAACTTCAGTGTGGCTGCCACGATCAGCGGTCCGGCCATCACCACCAGCGGAACTCAGTCTGGCCTGCAGTTCATCTCGCAGCGCGGCGTGAATATTTATGGTGTCGAAGACCCTAATGCACCCATCGTGCACAACTATTTGTTGGTGTCCGATTCGCGGTTCGTGATCCTGTTTGGAACGAACGAATTTCAGAGCACGGTCCTCGATCCAATGCTGGTGCGCTGGAGCGACCAGGAGAGCCCTTTTGTCTGGGAGCCCCTGGCCACCAATCAGGCAGGTAGCTTGCGCTTGTCATTGGGCTCAGAGATTGTCACTGCTGTTCAGACACGACAGGAAATCGTGATCATCACCGATCAGGCCGTGTACTCCATGCAGTACCTCGGACCACCGTTTGTTTGGGGCGCTCAACCTCTGGGTGACAACATCTCCATCATGGGCCCCAACGCTGCCACTCTGGCGTCAGGCGTGGTGTATTGGATGGGCGTCGACAAGTTCTACTTCTACGACGGTCGAGTGCAGACGCTCAATTGCGACCTGCGCCGTTTTGTTTTTAGCGACATCAATCTGGAGCAAAACCAGCAGGTGTTTGCCGGAACCAATGAGGGCTTCAACGAGGTCTGGTGGTTCTACTGCTCCAAGGACAGCCTGACCGTCGACAAGTACGTTGTCTTCAACTATGCCGAGAACGCTTGGTATTACGGCACGATGGCACGGACCGCGTGGCTTGATACGGGCCTTTTGAGAAGCCCGATTGCGGCCACCTACAACTACAAGGTCCTGTCGCACGAAGTGGGCGTAGATGACAACGAAACGGGGACCCCGGCTCCGATTACGGCTTACATCTCCTCGTCAGAGTTTGACATTGAAGACGGCCACAACGTGGCCCAGGTGTGGCGCATGCTGCCTGACCTGACCTTTGAAGGCTCAACAGAGGGCTCGTCCCCTGAGCTTGTCATGACTCTGTACGGTTTGACCAACTCAGGCTCTGGTGTGACCAGTGCCAAGAGCAGAAGCGTGGTCAAGGGCTCGTCATATGTGATCACGGAAGAGTTCACCGGGCAGATTTATCCCCGCGTGCGTGGTCGCCAGATGATCATGAGGGGCGAGTCTACGAAGCTGGGCACAACCTGGCAGCTTGGCGCGCCGCGCCTGGACATCCGCAAGGACGGGAGACGCTAAATGGCTGAACTCAATGTCTCCCCTCCCAACCTACCGCTCGCCCCTGAGCAGTACAGCAGGCTGTATCAGGACCAGCTGAACAACGTCCTCCGCTTGTTTTTTGCCCGTCTGAACAACCCGGGCGACATGGGCGGGGCATCGCTAAATCTAAATCTAGACACCCTGCCAACGCAAGCCGACTTGGCTGATCTGCGGCTGGGGGATGTGTTTCGGGACACGACTACGGGCTCGACAAGCCAAGTACTTCGCATAAAAACGGCCTAGCACATTACAATCAATCATCCACGGCGCAAGGAAGATATTATGGAAAATCCACAAATGGGCATGCCTGCTGAAATGGCCCCGCAAGGCCCAAGTCCTGAGGAAATGGCGATCTACGAACAGATGCGCCAACAGATTTCCCCGCAGGAATTCTCCAACGAAATGTTGGCCGGTGCGTCGCAGGTGGACCCGCAAGCCGTGGCTGAATTCACACAGGAGCTCCAGGGCTTGGATATGCCCCCCGAGGTCCTTGATGCGCTGAACGACGTGGTCGACGAAATCTTGGCCAGCCCTGAGCGCTATGCCGAGCTGCGCGAA